CGTCGCCGGATGCGGCTGATGATCGGCCGTGCGGTGCTGGCGGCTGCGGCGGATGACGGCAAGGGCATCCAGTTGGTGCAGGTGAAGCTGCTGGATGGAGAGGTGGCGGATGGTGTCGAGCGGATGCAGAACTATGGCTACACCTCGGTGCCGCTGGCGGGCGCGGAAGGTGTGATGGCTTGTGTGTCCGGTGATCGCAATCACGGGATCGTGGTGGTGATGGATGATCGCCGGTACCGGCTGAAGAATCTGCAACCCGGCGAGGTGGCGCTGTACACCGACGAGGGCGACACCATTGTGATGAAGCGCGGCCGCAAGATCGAGGTGACGGCTGGGGCGGAAATTACGGCGACGGCTCCGGTCGTTAAAGTTGAGGCGAGTACCAAGGTGACTTTAACGACACCGCTGGTGGAGATGACGCAAGACTTGAGCGTGGGCGGTTCGATTACAGCTGCAGGCGATGTCACTGCAGATGGCATTAGCCTTAAAACCCACTTGACCACCGGCGTTGTGCCTGGCGGTGGATTGTCAGGAGGGCCTCAGCCATGAGCGACATCAAGACCATTTTTGTGGATATGGAGCGCGGGGCCGACTTCGCCATCGAGTCGATGCTGCTCGCCCAGGATGATGGCTTGCGCACTGCGCTGATGTTGAGCTTATTCACCGACCGCCGTGCCGGTGATGACGATGTGCTGCCTGCTGGCGCAGAGGATCGGCGTGGCGTGTGGATGGATGGGTATGCGGAGGTGCCGGGCGACTTGATGGGTAGCCGCTTATGGCTGCTGCAGCGCGCGAAGCTCTTGCCGGAGACGGTGATCCGTGTGCGCGAGTATTGCGAGGAGGCGTTGGACTGGATGGTGCGTGACGGCGTGGCGAAGTCGGTTCTGGTGACTGCCTGGATCGAGCGCAGAACGCCTTTCGGCGTGATCGGCGCGAATATCGATATCGCCAAGCCGGACGGTACGACCACACGATTCAAATTCGAGAAACTCTGGAGCGCGACCTGATGCCTTTCAATAGACCAACTTTGCAGCAACTGATCGACCGCTCGGTGGGTGATATCGAGGCTGGCTTGCCTGGCACCGACGCGAAGCTGCGCCGCACCAACTTGAATGTGCTGGCCAAGGACATGGCCGCTGTGTCGCACGGCCTGCATGCCTACATCGCTTGGTTGGCCAACCAGCCGTTGCCGGATACGGCTGAGGCTGAATACCTGGACCGGCATGCCACGCTGTGGCTTGACCAGCCGCGCAAGCCTGCCGCTGCTGCTGTGGGCGACGTAGATTTCAGTGGGACAAATGGTGTAGTGATCCCGGCCGGCACGTCGCTGGTGCGGGCAGATGCTGCGGAGTTTGTGACTACGGCCGAAGGCACGATTGCGGGTGGTGTGGCGGCGGTTGCTGTAGCGGCGGTTGTTGCGGGCGCTGCTGGCAATTCCGTTGCGGGCATTACGCTGACGCTGACGACTCCGATCGCAGGCATCACCTCCACCGCGACAGTTGCGGCCGATGGATTATCCGGCGGCACCGACACCGAATCCGACTCCGCCCTGCGCGCCCGCGTTCTCGCCCGCATTAAAGAGCCGCCCCACGGCGGTGCCGCATTCGACTACGAGACCTGGGCGTTGGAAGTGCCAGGCGTCACCCGCGCCTGGGTGTACCCGCTCGAACTCGGCCCCGGCACTGTCACCGTGCGCTTCGTGCGTGATGACGACGCCAGCATCATCCCGGACGCGGGCGAGGTGGACACCGTGCAGGCTTACATCGATGCGCTGCGTCCGGTGACAGCACAAGTCACCGTGGTTGCGCCCGTCGCGGTGCCGCTGGATTTCACCATCGCGCTGACCCCGGCCACCGCATCGGTCAAAGCCGCTGTCGAAGCCGAGCTGACCGACCTGATCCGCCGCGAAGCCGAGCCGGGCGGCACCATCCTGCGCTCACACATCCGCGAGGCCATCAGCATCGCCACCGGCGAAACCGACCACACGCTGACCGTGCCCGCCGCTGATGTGACGCACACCACCGGCCAGATGGCCACGATGGGGACCATCACATGGGCATGACGCCGGCAGATTACCTGAGCCAGCTGCAGGCGCTGCTGCCGCAGGGGCCTGCGTGGGCGCGCGATCCGGATGCGGTGCTCACCCGCCTGCTGGCAGCGCTGAGCGAGGAATTCGCCCGCATCGATGCGCGCGCTGGCCAAGTGATCGACGAGGCAGATCCGCGCAACACCACCGAGCTGCTGGTGGACTGGGAACGCGTCGCGGGCTTGTCCGCGCTGTCTCCGCTGGATGGCAGCCTGCTCTCCACCGATCAGCGGCGCGCCAATCTGGTCTCGCGCATCACCGAGCGCGGCGGGCAATCGCGCGCCTATTTCATCGCCCGCGCCCTGGCGCTCGGCTACGTCATCACTATCACAGAGTTCAGTGAATGGAGTGTGACCGACGACGTTGATGCAAGCTTGAGCGGGGTGGAGTGGAATTTTGCCTGGCGCATCAACGCGCCATTGACAGCGGCCGGTGAATGGACGGTTGAGAGCGACGTGGAAGCGCTGTTCTCGGTGATCTGGGCCAGCGCCTTGATGGAAGCGGCTATGCACGACGACAAGCCGGCGCACACCGTGCTGCTGTTTAAATATTCATAGAGGAGATATACAGATATGGACAATCGAAAATGGTCATCCGGCGCATCCACCATCCCGCCATCCCCACCGGCAATACCGTCTATCGGGTATCCAACCAGGGGCAATCCGGCCCTCGGAATCGAGGCTACCAAGGGAGGGGAATACTGGTTCCACCAGGTCGGCGAAGAGCTGCGCGCGGCGATTGTCGAGAATGCCCTTGCACCAAGCGATGATGACTTAACGCAGCTCAGCAAAGCAATATCAACTCAATCGATCGATGTCGCCACCCGCTACCGACAAGCCGCACTGGCCGGTTGCTCGGCCATGATCGAAATTTAAGAAGGAGGTTTTATGCAAGGAATCCCAAAAGTACTGCAAACCCGCGACGATTTCGATCTTGCGCTGACGCTGGCGCGAGCCGGTGAGGCATCGGCATCTGTTGTGGCTCGACACTTCGTTGGGCTGGTCGAGTCGGCGCACCATTACGCATTTGATCGGGTGTTATTGGATACCGAGGCGGCTGATGGCGCGCCCCCTATTTTTTGCGTCACCGAGGCAACCGATCAAGACCCGGTTCGCCGCCAGCTTAAGCGCACCATCGACCCCGCCGCGCGGCTGCTTGCGCTTGGATTTACCTTGGTCGAGGTTCAAACCATCATCACTGAATTGGAGGCTATGTAATGGCTAGCGGAGATATCGTAATCGTGCCAGCCCAGGCGGCTGGGTTTTATAGTTTCCAGGGGCGGATTGCCAAAAACAGCGGCGGCGAACTGCTAGACATTCCCGAGGGTATGGTGAACATTGGCGGTAACAGTAAAGGGTATTTACTGGCATCTGTTGCTGGTTTCGACCCGTACGCCGCAGCCAATCGGGATGACAGTTTCACCATCATCGCTCTGGGTGATGATATCTATATCTACGCCTGCCAGCAGGCAACTGGTTATGCCAAGCTGGTTGCATCTAAAAATTCCACAGCTCCGGCCGGGTTTACGACATTGAACAGCCGTAAGATAGGCGGCTTCCATGTCGGCAGAATCCGCCCTTTGGCGCAGCGTTTTGTGGCCGCATATCTGCCACTGCCTGGTATCGTGCCCGGCAGCGTCTGGGATTTGGGTCATCGCCCAAAATGCAGCCCAGAGGGGATGAACGAATTTCAGCCTAGCTTGTGGGGTTCTATCTATCTGCTGTCCGTGATTTCTGGTGCATGGCCAGGCGTGGTATTTGGAAGCCGATACAACGCCTCCCCAGTGCGATCAACGGGTGGTTACAACCAGATTGACCTACACCGTGGAGTGCATGCAGCCGGGATGCGTGAGCCGTCCTTTGAGGAGTGGCTGATGATGGCGGATGGCGCTCCTCAGGGTCTGGCTGCCACCAATGACACCGCATGGTCTGCCACAACAAATACCGCCCCATGCAACACTGGTGCCGTTCAGAAATCCGTGTCGTGCGCCAATTTTGTCGATTGCGTCGGCAACCTTTGGGAAAATATTTCCGGCCAGTTCGACATTGGTAATTCGACCAACGCCTATGCATGGGACGCAACCGTTGTGAATACTGGGCAGGATGCCGCGCAAGCGCGCGGCCAGGTCTTCCACGTTGCCTGGCGCTACGCCATCGCTGGCGGCAATTGGAGTGAGGGCGCGCACGCAGGCGCTCGGTGTCTCGGTACGGGTGCCAGTGCCTGGAATGCGGTTGGCTTTGTGGGCGTGCGCGGCGTCAGTGAATCCTTATGAGCTTAGGTCTTGATTTGCCCGGCCACGGCAGTGGCAGGGCTTCGGATTTACCTCGGCTCAGGGTTTTGGAGCTGTGTGAGCAGTTGATTGTTGAGGCGATGCCGGTGCTGGATAAAATCCCACGCTGCCATCGTTACCGCTACGGCGCGCGGTTGGAGTCGGCGTTGTTTGCCTTGCCAGAGCTGGTGGTGCAGGCAGCGAGTTCAGGCACCAAGACCAAGGTGTTTGCATTAACGGATCACCTGGAAGCAACCAATGCGCTGTTGCGCATCGGCGCGGAGCGTAAACTGATCAGCCCGCGATTCGTGGGTCACATCATGAGCGCACCCACCGAGGCTGCGCCACGAGGCGGGCTGTTGCGTCAGGTTGGCGCGATGGCTGCATCGTGGCGCAAGTCGGTAAAAATGTAGTAATGCAACAAGGGATAAGGCGGGTTTCGACGCGCGGCCAGGTCAACCACGTTGCCTGGCGCTACGCCATCGCTGGCGGCAATTGGAATGAGGGCGCGCACGCAGGCGCTCGGTGTCTCAATACGAATGCCAATGCCTGGAATGCGAATGGCAATGTGGGCGTGCGCGGCGTCAGTGATGCGATAGCAGCAGATCAACACCAAGATGCGCGGGCGGAATCCCGTGCGCCATGCATCCCCTACGGATCAGCCGTTTTATCCCAGCCGGGCTTCCGGCTAAATATCAAAAAACGCCATGCAGTCGTGATACCAAGCCGCTGCATGGCACCTAAAAAATATGAGCAAAAAACACGATCACCTTATTGAGCGGATTACCGACTGGGACAACCTGCTACTGGCCTATCAAAAGGCCCGCAGCGGCAAGCGAGATCGCTCTGAGGTTCAGGTATTTGCGGCTGACCTTTGGCTCCATCTGGGGAATATTCAGCACCATCTATTGGGCGGCACCTATCGCATGGGAGACTATCGCCGCTTTGTTGTATATGAGCCAAAGCGGCGCGAGATACTGGCCGCGCCGTTCGCTGATCGGGTGGTGCAGCACGCCATCCTTAACGTGGCGCACCCGATCTGGAACGCCTGCATGATCGAAGACACCTATGCCTGCCGGGATGGTAAGGGAACACACGTCGGCGCAGACAGGCTGCAACAATGGCTGCGCGACATGTCAGCCCACAAGCCGCTGGCCGAGGTATGGATCGCCAAGACAGATTTCAGCAAGTACTTCCAGCGCATCCGGCACGCTGATCTGAAGAGGATCTGCCGCCGCAAGATCGCCTGCGCTCCAACCCTGCACCTGCTGGATACCATCATTGACAGCACACCTGGTGAAGTCGGCATCCCGGTCGGCAACCTGACCAGCCAGTGGCTGGCCAACCTGCTCGGCAACGAGATCGACCAATGGATCAAGCGCGAGCTGCGCGTGAAGCGCTATCTGCGCTACATGGACGACATGGTGGCGATCTTCGCCAGTCAGTCTGAGGCGGAGCTGTTTGTACGGCAGGTTGAAGTGCGCGCAGCCCAGTACGGGCTGACGTTTTCAAAGTGGAGCGTGCATCGTGCAACGCAAGGCATCAACGCCCTCGGCTACCGGATATGGCCAACCCACAAGCTGCTGCGCCGTCGAGCGATAGTGATGTTCAGGCGTGATATGAGACGCCTAGCGCGCGGCAGGGCTGAGGGCTTGGCGAGTATTGATCAGGTAACTGCTAGAGTTACAGCGTTTGTGGCGCATGCTAAGCATGGGGATACTTGGCGGCTGCGGAAAAAATTGTTTTCGTTTGGTTGGTTGGTTTAACGGGGTTCGGGTTTATCTGCGTTAAACCCAACTACCTTTTGTGCCAAATGCGGCGCAAATCAGTGCCAAATGCGGCGCACGCTTACAG